GGTAACCCGGAGAAGGGTGTGCAAGCTACACCTGGACCTACGTTTAACTCTTGGACGCAAACACTTGGAGGAACTTCACGCGAGACCATGACAAAAGGGTTAGTAACCAATGCCAACATTGGCACAATGACGAACGCCCCCACGGATTCAGTCGCACAAGCGTGTTTGGAAAAGCGCAAAGAACCAGCAATCCATGCTGCAGTAAAAGCGTTTAGGGAATCCAAAGCGAAAGGCACCGGGACCGACAAGCCGAAGAACCATGGTGAAACAAAAACCGTATCTTTCATGCAAACATGCGTGGAGGTTGACGATAATGGAAACGAAACAACGGTTTGCCAGCGAGTCAGTGCTGAGGCGTCTACGGAGAGAGAAGAAAAGAATACACCGAAGAGAAAGGCCACCGTTCCAGTGGTACCCAAGAGAGAGAAGAAAGTCGTGAAAACCGAAAGTACCCCTCGGGAAAAACCTGTTTCGAAAGAGAAAACAACAAAAGCTAGTGGTCCAACCACTGCCCAAACTGCTACCTCCATTCAACAGGCGACACCCGTGCGCACGAAGTCAGAAGCGGCCACAAGCAGAGACATGGTAAACATGAAAACCCTTACACTGCAAGTTAGGAATGAAGAGAATGACATTGTCAAGTTCTCCGTCACTCCTTTCAAGGTAGTGCCATGCAACGGTTATTCGATCTTGCAGACGTACATTCCTGAACATCCCGAGGAACAAACACCATCCAGTGGTATACATAAACCTGGTAGCTTTACGCTCGAAGGAGAATTGTTGACTTACCAAGGAGAATTGTATGAACCAGAGGCACTGTTCGTACTTCATCGACCAAGACCCTCGACTGTAGGAGGAACAGCAATAGGAGGAGGAGTATCACACCTCTCATTCCGATTCCCAACCTCCTTCAGACCCGAGATCACACCAAGCATGTACACCGTTCCGAAGCCGAACACCACAGTCCTAACCACCTACAATGGTCGGATTGGATATGGGCACGTTCGCAAAATGGCGGGCACCGACAGCAACATTTTTGTTCACGACGCGCCACTTTGTGAAGCCGGACAAGCGAGCGGTGAGGGGTCTTCAGGTTCGCCCATCTTTTGTGAGGAGAAACTTGTTGGCATCCATTGGGGTGCAGCCATGGGAGCTGATAACCATCGGGTTAACGTCGCTTTGCGGCTTCCCTCAAATTTTATCAACCCACCAACCAAAAGTGCTTTTTGGGGGACCGTCCCAGTTGGGACACTGTCAACTAAAGGCCTTGTGGTAACACCCCATGCTCTGGTTGAGAAAGTGGAAGAAAATGTGTTTTTCCGCATCCGCAAGGATTGCGGTGAAACCCTTTTTCCCCATTTAATCGCCGGAGCAAGCCAGAACAAAGTCCCACCTGTCACGGGACTCTTCGAACCACACAGCAC